TTTTACTCTCAATATATAGCTAAGAAAATAATTCGCCTGATATTTTTGTTTTTTCGTGTTTTATAAGTATAAATTATGTATTCTTTAGGGTATAAAAAGGGTTAATCTTGTGGTTATTACAAAGCATAACCTATTTCAAACCTTTATTTATTTTTTATTTACGTTTGAAATAGACATAGATTTTTATACCATAATTTAAACGTAAATTTAATCTATGTATATATAAAATGCCGAAAATAGAATCTAGATTGAACCCCATAACCAGATGGGTCAGGAGAAATATCATGTCAATGACATACAGGACAGAGAAAGTAACAGTTTTACGAGATTGGAAACTTGCCCTAATGAACATGTTTCTTCAGTTATGTGTAATATCATGGGTCATATATTCGTTATTTGACCAAAAAACATATATCGAAAGTGAAGTACCAACTGGTGTTGTAAGCTCATGGGGTTTAGGTGGTACGGAATACACTGATAAACAGGTAAGTATATACAATGGACAACAATCTTTTTGTAATAACCTCGTTTCATATGCATTTAACTATTCTGTGGATTGGTATTACAAAGTACCAATTTGTGTATATTACGCGGGTGCAGAATTGATTTCAAAATTACCATCCGGTAACGTAATGTTTTTCACCACACATATATCACAAACACTCAAACAGAGATACAGTACACCAGATACGGGGTGTTTAAAAGAACCCAATGGTATAGAAGAATGTATAGAAGAAATGGATCAATGCATACACTCCACGTCAGCAAACTTCCTATCAACGGGTATAGAGGATAGTATTTTTGCGTTCAACCACTATTACGACTCTTCTGTAGATTCTGGTCCCAAACCGGTAACGTATATCCGAAAACCGGGTTCGGATGAAAATTTATATACATTCGAAGAAGGTAGTTCCGTACGTTTAAAAATGTCTGAATGGTTAGATATAGCGGGTATTGATCTTGATAAACCATTAAACGAACAAGTATCTGAAGGTGCGGCGACACAAGTATCGGGATTTAATGGAGCTGGACAGGATATTGATAATTACCCATACGTAAGAACAAGTGGTGTAAGATTGAACATTAAAATTAAATATCATAATTATCACTTACACACAGATAAAACGAATATAGGTAAAAAAGATATATATGCCATAGTTAATGTTGAACCAAAATTGGGATGGTTTTCGAAAGGTAATGAAATATACTATAAACAGTTACCAAACACCACAATTTTTGATATAAACAACCCTGTTAATTTAACAACGGGACAACCAAATGGTATATATACAGACTTCTACCGGTACGGTATTTTAATCGATATTCAACAAAGTGGTTTGGTGGGTGAAGTCAATTACGTATTTGTTTTACTCCAATTGACTTCAGGTTTGGTTCTTTTGGGTGTCGCTTCATCAGTTGTTGGATTTATTGCTAAATACTTGATGAAAGAAAAGTCACCGATATACAAAAGTATTATACAAGAAGAGTTTGACGTTGCTAAGGAAGCTGCACAATATGCCGCACAAGCATGTGTTGCGTCAAGGGTATTCAAAGAAGCCGACGAAAGTGGTGAAGGTGATTTAGACTTTGAAGAACTCAGAAAACTTGTTAAGGATTGTTTCTCCAAAACATATTTGGGTAAATCCGATTCGGATAGTATAAACAGTGATGAAAGTAAGGAGACGTTTACAGACAGTGATATAACAGCGATGACATTCTATCTCATGAGAGCTGCCGACGAAAAACTAGATGAAAGAATATTAACAAAAAGTGAAAAAACTATGAAGGAATTAAAAGATTCCAAAATCTCATTACACCAATGGCAGGAATTGTGTGTAGCGGGTGTTTTGGAACGTAAAAAAATGCAATCTATCATTAATTTAAACCCATTTGTACAAGGTGTTAAAACAAAAATTTAAGAAAAAAGTAAAAATTAATTTTATTAAAATATAACTGTTTAAAAAACTATAATTTTTTAAAGAGGTATCGATTTAAATTTTAAAAAGTATATAACGTATTCGCCGTTTTAAATAATATCATCATCTTCATCTGCCATGTCAGCCCATGACTTTTTTTCAGGTTTAACACTTGTAGTAGTGTGTGTATTTGAGGTAAGATTACTTTCCTGTTCCTCCTCCTCTATAGCAATTCTTAAGCGTTCCTCTAATGTTTTACCATCGACAACTGTTCCCGTAAATTCATGGTCAGGTAAAGTTGGATCAAATATATCACCGTGAGATTCACACAAAGAACATGGGTGTGTAGGTTTTTCACCCGGTTCGTGGTTATGCATAGGTGGGGGATCTTTAGTTTTTTTAAGACTCGGTTTTTTCCCTCTTTTCCCCCCTTTTTTAACATTAGAATTTTCTTTTGTATCTTTCACAACATCCACACTTTCAACGACTTCACTTTCAACAGGTTTATTATTTAAATCGTTTTTGTTTTGCATTCTTTTATGCATCACACACACGGTTTCACCACCGTAAACAAATCGTGTACACTGTGTACCTTTAGTTGTCATACACGAACATTGAACCCGTGTAGAATCGTCCCTGGATTTCTTCGAAACACGTTTGGTAGGTTCGTATTTTTCAAGTTTATCTTTCATACTGTCAAGCAATATATTAGTCTTGGTATATTCTTCTTTCAAAACATTAACTTCATTGGTTAAAAGAGTAATCATTTTTGCCGATTCGGAGTCTCTTCGTTCAGATTCCCCCATAAATTTTAAAAGCATTTGCTTTAATTCATTTGTATTTTTACCAACGTATTCCATCAAGACGTTGTTATCACGAATGACGTCAATATTTTTATTAGTAGATACAGTAGTCATTTTATTATAATAATTGTTTTTTACTTTATATATTTTCAACTTGGGTGTTCTTTAAGTCCTATTCTTATTCTGTGCAATTAGCAGCTCTATTGTCAATTTTATCTTTAGAAAGTATAAAATCAAGAGAATTGTTTGTACACAAATCATCGATTGAAGTATAATTTTTAATTTTTAATTTTTTATCAGCATCCTTAAAATCAACCATCATGAATTTGTCTTTATGATTATCCCCCGTTCGTCTAAATCGTATATGATCATTGTCTTTACCAACAACAGTTGAAAATTTATACGATTCATCAAAAGTCGTCCTATCACCTGTTTCCACAATTGATATTAGACCAGTTTCAGTTGCCCTTTTAAGAAAATATTTTTTAACATCATTGTCCAACTTCACTCTTAAGCGAACAATATCATTATCCGCATTTTCGCCTTCAGGTAATATAACAATTTTACCAGATTTTGTAGGATCAATATGTTTAATTATATCTTCTTTAATTCCGACGCTATACAGGTAGTACTCGTTATCAGTTATAGTCGCAGATATAGTTGCACCACCAGTTGTAGGTTTGTAAATATACGTCTTAGCAGATAATAAATCTTTTGTTGCAGAAAGATCGTCGACCGTAACAACATACGTTTGTACATCCTCGGGTGTTAATCTAACTTCATTCTTGTCCTTGTCAATATAGTAAACGTGAATCATATTTGTACCAACGGCACTAAACTTTTTATCGTCGTCTACTGGCAGTGCTGCGTTATCACCCACTGGGTTTTTCATATTCGCGGTAAATGTATGACTAAGATTAGATGAATATTGTGTAAAATATGTAATAGTATCAGTACCTTTAATTATTGTTTCTGTCATTCTTACCTCATTTTTAGTTTTAGTAGCATCATCATCATCAGGTACTTGCTGTTCCCATTTAACTATAATTTTTTCAACGTCGTCAAAACCACCGCCGTTATTCCACGTTAAACTTAATTGAATATTCTTAGAAAGTTCCTTATCATCAAAATCACCTTCCTCTGCGTACCCCTCACTCGCTCGAATAATATACGATGAAGTCTTCTCAGTCGTATTATCAGATTTATCCGGGTTTTGAGTAGCCTGTAAATTACCAACCTCGATGGTTGGTCCGACTGTATCCCTCTTATCATCGGTAGAAGTAGATGAATCACTTCCTTTTTTTCTCATAATCAAAAATAGAATAACAAGAATAACAAGAAGTGCAACAGCACCGTAAATATATTTGTTTTCCATGTTTATTTATATTATACATTTTTATTTTTATTCCAAACATGTTTACCTCGATAAAAAGTAAAAATGTGTGAATTATTCGTTTACACACGGGGTAAATGTACTCGAACTTTCATATTCGGATAACAAAATATCCATAGATTGATAATTACATTTATATTCAAGACCTGTCATATTTACAATATTTTCAACCACTAATTTGTGATTACTCGAATCCACCTTATCTCGCATATCGTACATAAGGAATTCTTCACCTTCATCATTCGTACCCGTAGGGCTAAGACGTATATAATCAGGTTTTGAACTTTCTAGTAATTCCCATACTATAGATTTAGTACTATCTTCCGAAAGACCAACTTCGCGTGGTAAAGTAACATCAGTATCCGTGTATGCAAAAAATTTATCATTACCACTATCACCACCTTTTATCTTAATTTTAAATTTGGAATTATCACCGCCTTGAGTAGCAGGTATAATCGTAACCCTTGTATCATCATCAAGTCCTGTAACCAAATTTTCAATTTTACCGGCACCATCAAAAAACATATAGTACCCTTTATTCAAAAATTCACTCGTAATTTCAGCTTTTTTATCGTCATCTTTCGAAAGTGTTGGTTCTAACAAAGTGACTTTCTTTTCTTGTAAACCAAGTGTTTCTGTCAACTCTTCTTCAGTAACTGGTATCGCGGCTATATCTTTAGGTGTTAATTCCATCTCAACACCCGTAAGTTTTTGTTTATAAAAAAGTCTGACTTTATTGTCACCAACTGCATTAATACCTTCACTATCTATACCACTAAAAACAATCTTACTGACTGCGTTCTTTTTAAACATTTTTGGTTCGTCGGTTTTTTTAATAGTTTTTTCCTGTTTTTTCTCATCTCCTATGTATCGACGAGCAATTATTTCATCCAAGTCTAAACCGTCTTCTGTATTTTCAAATTTTATACCAACATCAACGTTTTTAGATAAGGCTGTATAATCATCAACATTAACAGCACCTGATCGCCCTGAAGCTTCGGCGGGATTATAAGTTTCTATAAGATTCATAGGTGTTATTTCAGCTGTAAATTCACCACGGTTTTTATAAAAATATGCACCCGCAATTACTATTGAAAGTAAACAACAACACATAATAAGAATCAAAATCATCTTTTTCTATTATTACTATTTATTTTTATTTTAAAATTATGTATCTTACTGACCACCTCGTCTTGGAGGAGGAGGTGGAGGTGGAGGAGGAGGTGGACTACCACCGTATCCACCGCCTCTGCCACCGTATCCACCGCCTCTGCCACCGTATCCACCGCCTCTGCCACCGTATCCACCACCTCTGCCACCACTACTTTGACTCGGGGGTGTATACTGAGGTGGCTTAACTTCTAACGAGTTTATACTTGTCGATATTATGTCATCTTCATAAATTAGTTTAATAACATATTTATACGTTGCGTACGAAGATTCTTGGTATGATAATGTAATTGAAGTATCTCCTACGTTTAATTTTTTTGTTTTTAAAACAGTCCCATCTTCGCGTTCAATTTGTAACGTATACGATTCGTGTGCGTTCGTAATATCTGTAAATTTAATGGTAACACTTTTATCTATAGCAGATAGTTCTTGATTAAATGTTGGTACAGGTGGTGGACCTGGCATCACGTTTTCACATGAAGCGGCAGGATTAAGCAGTGAACCACTACTAACAGCATTTATGGTCATATATTCAGCTTCATCATCAATTACACCTACACGTTCATTGTTTTTTAAGATATTACTTTTTCCTGCAGAAATAGAACTACGTCCAACATTCTCCCAAGGACCAAGTTTGTTTGCAAATTCTGTTCTATTATCTTTATCAACAAATCTCACCATCGAATTACACAATTTTCGACCCGCTATAAGATCTTGATTTGAATCATTATCGTGACTATAAACCATAGCACGACCAGTGTTTTCTTTTCTATTATAAAATGGCGTGTACCCAGGTACCCCAACCGCTATCTGATTACCCGCGCTATCTACATCCACGGATGTACCGAATCTAGATTTTGTTTCTAAAGATTCAGCTTGTCCAAGTACATCTTGATACTCTTGAACCAGTGTCCATACACCCGTACGCCAGTTGCGCGTATACGACGAGACTGAACCCGTATTACTTTTTCCAGCCGAATTTTTACCATCGTTTTCCTTATAGTATGTTACTTCGTATGGTGCACCAACAGCCAATTTATTATTATCAATAGAAACCGAACTACCAAACCTCATATTTCTAGGATCGTTCGATCCAAAACTACTGTCATAATCAGAACGATTTTGCCACGTAACATAATCTTCATCATCGTTATATTTATCGTTTTTATCTAGGTACGTTTGTTCAAAACCAAACCCCCCTGACTTTCGCGTTTCACTTTTCCCATTCACAATTTCTGATTCTGTAGTTAAATCAAATGGAGAATAATAAAAATGTGGCATAATAATACTTTGTGCCCATTTACCTGGTTGATCTTTTAATTTATCATAAATATATACAGACCCTATTTCTTCTAGCTTATCATATTCTGTATTAAACAAACTAGTTTTTCTGTCTTTTCTATATACTGTTTTACCTGGAGCACCTATAGCCATTACGTTATTACTAAGAGATACACTTTCACCAAAATTATCGCCTTCTTCGAGAGAAATACTCAATTCATCCCAACTTCCTTTTATGATATCGTTTTCTCCGGGTACTATCTTTTTTCCATCACCCCAATCGTAATAATCACTTGGGTTCATGGTATAAATATAAGCCGCACCTTTACCCCCATCTGCAAGTGGAGCACCTACAAGTAATTTACCTTCCGACATGGAAACAGAGGCACCAAAGTTAGCATTTTTTGGACCGTATAGTGTTTTTATAAAAACAAATTTTTTCCCCGTTCGACTTTTTCTATATATATGAACCATATCATTTCTCCAATCACTGTAATAGGGTTGACCTACTGCTGCAAAAACAGATCCGGACTTAAAAACACAAATTGAAACACTCGTACCAAAACCTTCCATCTCATTCATTGGTTTATATTCAGGTATATGCACGTCCCCCAAAAACTCAATTTTATTATTAATAACACGAAGAAAACCAACAGAACCTGTTGGGGTCCACATATACGTTAATTTGTATTTATTCCTCATAGTATATTGATCAAAAAAGGTCAATTTTTTATCATTATATGGAGTTTTTGTGTAATCATAGTACTTATCTAGTACATTTTTTTGATAACCAAGAATAATCTCATTTTGTTTTTCTTCCGGTAAATATTCTATACTATAACGATGTTCACCGTTTACGTCTTCGATAAATCGTTCTTCTCCTTCTTTATCATAATTTATTATAAAATTACCCCTTTTTCTTAATCTAATACCGTTTGAACTTGTATGACCCTGAATAGTGCTGTAACTTGATGGTTTTGAACCAGACCATGGTAATTTTTCTAATCTCATTTTCCAGGTTTCCCCGCGTCGCTCTTCCGTTGTAAAATACGTTCTATTTTCATCTATATACTCGTATTCTCCATCGAAATATCTAACTCCATCTCTATCTGCGTAAATTTTTCTACCGTTCTCAGCTATAAATCCATAATAATCGATTTTAAGCTTTTCTCTAGAATTTTTACCCCATGCATCGTCATTTCCATCAACATTATTAACATAATCGGTCCATTTTTCTTTTTCTTTATCAGAATCGGTATACTCTGTTTTATATTTTTTTGGACTTTTAAGTAACGAGTTAGTGATACCGTCTACATTTTCAGTAGCCCAGATTATTATACCTTCAGAATCTTTTTGAAAACTACTCATATGCGGCACAGGAATGCGACTATTTTCTTCATCACCAACAGATGTTATCGCTACGTAACCCTTATCAACAGAAACAGCTGAACCCGTTTTATCGCGACTGTTACCACCTCTAACTATACCGATATTGTACCACTCACCGTCTTCGCTGTCTCTTTTCATAATAAAAGCAGCACCGGAGTCCGGGTACTCGTAAATTTCTTTTGTGGTAAGTACATCTTTACGTTTACCATCTTCATCAAATTCTATAACATTAGTTGTACCGTCTTTTACCTTTACAGACATTTTCTTACCTTTACCCGTATTTGGTGCACCAATAACCATTATATTATCACTTATAGATACCGAACTTCCATACTGACCACGTCTAAAAGCTTCGTGCGCTTTTTTACCATCTTTCTTATCAACTGGTCTTACCGGATTATCACCGATATCGTTAACGGGATATAGGGTTTCAATAGGTTTTCTTTCTGGTAAAGATGAAGATGGGGATGGGGATGAACCCAATTCAAAGGAACGGTCATCATTTTCTATACTTGATAATTTTACCGATTCCGAAAAATAAGCTGGTGTTGTTGGTAGTGCTGCTACATTAGCCGGTGGTGATGGTGCTACGTAAGGTGGTCTTTTATAATCTGGTTCACCTACATTAAATGGAAGTATTTGCCAAAAATGTCGGGCGGATGCTAAATTGGTATTAACACTGTTCCACATGTTTGTGTGATCTTCTCTTACTTTAGATCTTCTAGCAGATTCTGCTACCCCTCCGTCTTCATAATCTGAAACCGAAACATTTTGATTATACTCTTCCGGTAGACCGCCGCTTATGCGATTATTATTAGAAAATGTAATATAGTTATTCGTTTTATATATTTCTTTAGTCGTATTATCACTTTGTAACGTTTCCTTAACTGTTAAATTCATGTGAGACCTTGCGTCTTTAATAACAAATATAATACCCTTACCAATTTTCGCATCCGAATAAATTGTAAACAGGGGTTCAGTTTTAAGAACATCGTCCCATTTGAATCTGTGATAACCATCGTAACTATAAACTTTCGAATTACCTTTGATGTATGGGTACTTACCATTTGTTTTAAACTGTGTGCTAGATGGGATATTAGTTTTATTACGATTAAGAGACCACCACCTATATCCCGTGGGTCCGTTTAGTATCATTAAAGCCTGATAAGAGTCATCTTCTGTATATCTAGGAACATCCTTTTTATCTGGTAAACTATACTCTTTATCACTTAATTCCATTTTTTTAGTTGTTTGGTTAAAAATCGGTATTTTTATGGGAGACTCAACTTCTGGTTGATTTTTATCGTTAACTTCTTCTCGAACGTACCCATATTCAAGATTATCAGGATTATGGTCACTATATTCCAAATAACCTAAGTATTTAATAGAAAATTTATTTTTATCTGGATCTTGGCTAAATACACCCGCAAAATTATCATCGGCATATATATCGTATCTATATTTAGCACCCGCTTCACTTTGATAATTTTTAACAGTAGTTGTAATAATTTTAGAATCATTAACAAAATTAGCGTATAATACACCGTCTTCAATGAATAATTGTTCACCCACATTACCAGTCTGAAATCTACTTGAAGTTTCTAAATTTTTTTCCGATCGAGGTGCAATAATAGCTAAGAATCCATGATCATCGACCGACAACCCACTCAAATCAGTAATTAATTCTATTTCCTTCTCCGTTTGTTTTTCTATTTTTAACACGGATTGAACTTTATATTTTAACTTGTTCACGGGTGTATTATCTCTTACATTCGAAGGTGAACGGATGAGCGGAAAAGTTAAATTTAATTCGTTAGCAGTATAATTGTCTTTCATATCACAAATAATTACGGAATAATTATCGGTTTTATCTGGGTTTTCAATAGTTGTATTTAATTTAAGCTTCTTATTAACATTATCCCATGTCCAAGTACTGGAATCATCTTTAAACGTAGGTGATTTACCAAATATATTTTCTGTTTTTAATACATCAGCATTTAAATTTTTTGTTTTGTAATAATCCGATAATAAAGTAATTTCATCGGATGTTAAGGTTACATCAAAATACGCGAAAGATGAAATAAGCCCACCTTTACATGGTTGAATTGTAGTAATTTTTTCTGGTATAGCGGGATAAAAAATTTTAGGTTGTGTATCATCTTCTTTATTTAGAGTATCATCAATAAGTTGTGTTTCCTGTTCTTCAAATAAAGGACTACCGTTTGAAACAGTCTTATCACTTATAAGTTTAACTTTAGTTGTATATTCCGGATACCGAACATAAGTATTTCTTTTACCACCTATACTAGCAATGTACGAAGTTTCTCTAATAAATTCTCGAGTTCTATCGCGATCAATATCACCAGTGCCATCATTGTCATAAGACTTTTGTTCTCCAATAATTACTTTTTGTGTAATTATCAAAATGTGCCATTCACTTTTCGAGACAACAAGTCCCGTGTTTTTTCCACTAATTATTAGTTTACCATCCACTATTCCTATAGCACCTTCTAATACGGATAAATCTTTTACTTTTTTATTCTCTATGGAAGATGGATAAAAAAGGTTTCCAAAATCACCAGTTACTAATCTTTCTGTTTCTACAATGGGTGTAGTTGAAAAAACTAAAACCATGGAACGATCCTTACCTTCATTAACAAGTTTAAGTGGAAAATTAATACTACCAGATATACCAGCTTTTGTTCCCGCCGCATTATTTACGATTTTTAGTTTATTTTCGTCGGCAATAATCTTAGATTTCGAACCTTGATTTCTATATTCAAAAGTTGTTTCTTTTATAGTAGGTGGTACGTGTATGTAAAATGTAGGTGCTTGTTCTATACCCATAGGTAAATCCCTACCTTCAACAATTTTTCCGTATTTAGCAAGGTAGTCAGCTTCAGTTTTATCAGTTGCTGCTTTTTCTTTAATTTTAGTATTATACGTTTTCGGATCACACGAACCATTCATAAATCCGTTTATAGAGAGTAAAATTTTTTTAGCATTTTCAATTTTAGTCTTCTCATCATCAGTTTTTGCACCTGTCATTTTGTTAGTAACCGCTTCTGATACTTTTCTAATATCATAAAGTCTTGGTAAACCTAATAAATCTTGTGCTTCGTATATTTTATCCATGGTTATAGTCGTATCAATATTATTTATATCAAATTTCACAAAACGTACGCCTTCAATAATATCCTTAGTTTCAGAAACATTACACACAGGTTTACCTTTATTACCTTGTGTAGAATCTATAACTGTATTAGACTCCTTAATTGGGTAATCTTCGTCATCGCATGTAATATCACTGCTAGTATTATGATACTTACTTCTTCTGTCAAAAAATGATTCCGCATCGTTTCTACAATAATACATAGATTTCGACTCATTACCAACTTTACAATATTCTTCATTTTCATCGGTTGGATCTTTACCAATTATGTTAAAATCAGTTTGTGTTGTGTATTGGGTATAACTTAAACGTTTCACCTCCCCTCTCTTCTCGGTATATAATTTAAAAGAAGCCTTGTCTGGTTTTGACACAGCCGAACACGTTATAGATTTGTCTTCACCAATAATACACCATTTTAGTGCATCACTATCAATTGTTTTACCCATGACCGTTTGTAACTGAAAATCACCGGTTTTACCACGTTTTTCTGATGTATTTCTATAACTTAAATAAAATAAAGTCGAACAACTAATACTTATACCCGGAATATAGTTAGTGGAATACCAATCTTTACCCGCCGTTTTTACTTTATTATCTTCATCGACGTAATAATAGTAATCGTCACTCACAGAACTACCATAATAATTACTCTTTAAAAAACCACCTTTTATCTGATACCATCCTTCATCGGGTAAGTTATCAGCCCCTTTGGGAGGCCATTGTATTTCAGGTCCTTCGACCTTTGTAATTTGAGACTTTTTTAAAGAAATTTCATCTTTATTTACCGTAAACTCTTTGTACCCAACTTCATTGTTAACTCCTTTCTCGTTGTAATATAATGTTAATTTTACGTTTCCACTTGAAATCTTATAATCAAATAACGTATCTTTTAAAAAATTTACGGATACATCAGTATAATTCGTTAATATAGATGGATCCGTATACTCTTTTGTGATTGTTCGTTTACCATCACCTTCTAAACTTGGAAATTCACCAACAAGTATCCATTTAGTAACACCGTCAACCTTACCGTTACGCCATGAAAAGTCTATAGAGTCTATAGTATAATTTTCATGTTTTTTATAGTAAAGGTAAATTAATACAATTAATATAATACATAAAATGATAATTAGATTATTACCATTAATCATTTTATATATTATGAGATTTAAATATAGTTACTATTAGCCTGATATCATAACATCTTTTTATTAAACTTTGAAAAGTTCACCGTCCGCACCAAATTCATATTCAACCAAGTTACATACCTCAAATTCATGTACTTTATTGTCATTCTGTTTATAAACATGCTCTACAAAAAAATTATTATCCGTTGTACGTGTCCCCGTTTTATTATAATCTGTATTTTTAAATGTAAGACATTTGTCCTCAGATGCTTCTGAACATTTTGTTTTAATGTTTCCGACTTCACTGTCTAATACTTCATCAATTCTGACACCCATCCGATCATTACTGTTTCTCATGACATAGTTAGCATAGTACTTTGATTTTTCTTCTAAAACTGTTTCTAATTCTTCTCGTGTTTTTGGTTCACAAACTTTTTCTTTCGTACCTGCCCTTGGATCAATCTCAACTACAGGTTCCGTAGCAGATCCTCGCCAGTTACAGATTGATTCATCAAAATTTTTACTAAAGTCTGGTAAATGGTCCCTTATCCATTTTTGGTCGGTCGAGAGAGTATCATAATTGAAAAGGAGATTCGTAGGCTTGTGGCTTGAAATTTTTGCCTTTGCCTTTTTAGTATCAAAATCATTTTGTATAGTTGTAATTTTAGACGACGTATCATCATTTGTTTTCTCTGCTAAACAAAGTCCCTTTTCTGTTATTTTTTCACACTGTGCATCTATTGCATCTTTTAATGCTTTAATTTTATCATCTCTAGGACACACGTCAGTACCATATTCTTTTATATATTTAAATTTTGGATTACTATCGTCGTCGTAATCTATACCCCAGTTACAACTATCATTATAACAAGATTCTTTCATGCGATATTCTTTGATTAAATCTCTGAATGGTGGACTTGAATATAAATCAGCCGTGCTAAATTTACCTTCACATCCCTCAGTTTTCCCCTTTCTATCGTACTTACCTTTATGTCTACACCCAGTTCCCCAATCTGGTAACTCTTCTCCAGCGTCTCCGTTTTTTTTCTCTTCAAACCTAGGTGTAGTGTAAAAAATTCTTTTACACAAGGTTTCAACGGTATCACCATCATTGTTTGTCTGTAAGCCATTGGCGGTAACAACGAAGGAATCGTTTTCTACACGAGTACCTACAGAATTAGCATATGCCTTAACTTGGTCTATTGATGCTTTCACACACGTTTTATTCTGGGTGTAGTTTTTCTTCTCCACGGGTATAGTAAATTCGTTCCATTCTGATGTTTCTATTGAGTTAGACCACCCTACAGTTTTTTGAAACTCGGTACTTTCCCCTTTCCCCTTTTGAGTTACAGTACACGTATTAGTAACTTTTGTTAATACAATTTCATCGTCGGATATTTTTATTGGTGTTCCAGATTCCATTCTATACAAATGATTTCCATCCATTTTATATACACGAGCATTATCTCGCCAAGAACCATCCTCTGTATTTATAGCTTCAAACTTGTCTTTTTTATTGAATCCAGTACCATCATTCGAGTAAAAGAAGTCTCTATAAAATTTACGATTTGTATAATAATTTTTTGTTCCCTTAGAATATTCTATTTTTTGTTTACCATAGTTATATGGAATAGAACTTCCATATGTTTTAAATGTTTTTGTCCATTTATTGTTATTCGCACTTCTTAAATAAAACTCGTTACTCCAGCTTTGAAGTTTTTGTAAATAAAATATATCGTAACATTCTTTATCATTATACGTTTTATCTGAAAACTCAAATTCATCTTGGTCATTTATTATGAATTTTTTAGTACCCGTTTTGGATTTTATAGTATAAAACCCGTTCTGAAAATCGTGATCTGATTGATTAAACGAGAAAACAGTTTCTGTTAGTTTTGTAAGAAGATCTAGGGTAATACTAAACATGTTTTTTTGTAAATATAACGTTTTTGTAATAAGTGGTTCTGATTCCTCGTTATAATAAACATCGACTTTCAAACCCTGTTTTACCGTACTCAAATCAAAATCTCTACCATCAAATATAATTTCATTATTCTTAAAAGGTTTGAAATAGTCAGGCTCATCTTCTTTTTTTATTTCCTTAGTTTCTAACACGACAAGGTTACCGTCACTATTACCACCCGTTAACTTAATAACCCATTTAGTAACACCGTCAGTCGTTTTGTTTCGCCAACCGAATTTTATTTCGTTGGTTTTCAATGCATACCCTTCTGATGTTATGTATTTTGAGATCATCAAGACAACTACAGTAATACATAAAATGATGAGTAACTTTCTATCAGTTATCATTTTATATACCATGAGATAATATTTATGTTAAAATTTAATTATTATTTTTCTTCTATTACGTACCCTGATTTGCGACTGGTTATAAAATATACAAATGCACCAATCATGCCTAGGAGTGCTAATATAATACCATAATCTTGACCATCCATTTTTTTATATTATACTATTATAAAAAAATGCGGGCTGTTACTTCAGTATTATTAGAGGCACTTCTTATCGGTGTCATGTTACAGGTTTTAGTTATGGGTCTTACGAAATATGTATATAAGGGAACGGGTGTACTTATAATATCAGGCGCACTCATACATTTACTTTTTGAGTATTCGCCATTCGGTAATATTAACGAAAAATGGTGTAAAATGATATTTTAATTAAAATTAGTCTATTTCCATATTAATACTCATGTTTCTTAGAAGAGTCTGCCCTTTATCGATAAGATCTTCTAAGGTATCATTCAATTCTTTCAGTTTATATTCAATATCCTCGTTATAATCATTCAAATAATTTTTGAAAAAAGCTCGTGCGTTACCAACGTCGTGTCCTGCATCCAATAAACATCCCAAAGTATATCTTCTTAATCGAATACCAATCTCGTTCGCGCGTTCTTTTATAGCAGCTTTTCGAACAGTTTCAGTTATTCTTTGTCTCGGTTTTGTTTTAGTAATAAGTTTCTCCGTATCTCTAATTTGTTGTCTAATTTTTTGTAATTCGTTTTCATCGTGTTCTCTCTGCGCCTGTTCAAGAATTCTCATATCATTTTCAAACGCCTCTCGATCGTTTTCCCAACCATGTGCTCTATCAAGAGCAAAATCACGAAGTTCATTTTCCTCGTCAGGTGTTGCTAGGAGAAAATCATCGTTTTCATCATTTATTTGATTTGAAGGTGCATCTGCATCTGCATCCTGTAATTCATGTTCGTAATATCTATATCTATTTCCCCTTTCTGTTCGTATAGGTACAAATGGAACAGGTGGGAAATTGAGTGTACTATCACTCATCACTTCTCTCAACATAAAAGTATTAGTATCATCATCTTCAGATTCCGAATCATAACTTGAATTTGAGGGTGAAATAATATCATGGATTTTTTTTATCGAATTACACATCTCAAGGTAATGACCCTCAGATATATTAGTCGAATTTAAATCAATCAAACGCATTAAATTAGTAAGATCTTCCATTTTTATATTCTTTAAAAAAAAATAAATTAAAATTAACTTAGGTTACTCACGTCTAGATTTATTTCATAAAAAGTATCTATAATACCCTGATTTACACGCATAAATGAAGTTACAATTTCCATTTCATTTTCAATGGAATCAAGATTACGTATATATGCTTCTCTTTGACACTGTCTATATTCATTCGAAAAACTTAAATATTCTAAAAAAAAATCGTGTGAATTACTCGCGTATCCAAGTTCTTGTAATTCTTCTACAGTTTCACAAAGGGGTAGGTCTAAAGCGTTACAATATGCCTCGAGTGCTTCGCTTTTAATAGTTTTAGTTACACGGTATCTTTTTTTACACGTTTTTAAGGCTCGCTTTATTCTCCTTCGTTCGCGGACGAAACCCATACACTTAGTAACTATCGTATCTAATGGGTTTTCTCTTAATCTAACTGGTAAAGTACGAACACGTCGAGTATTTCTAGAAATATCACGGAGTGTATTACAAATTTCTAAATAATCACCTTCAGGTATTTCGTCTGAGTGATTATCAACTAAGCTCATGATTTTTTGTAGAGTAGTAGTTGTCATAGTATATATTAAAACTTTCTATTTTTTAAATGGAATTCTTCTAGATATGACCTGTAAAATTCAGTCTCGTTTGACACGCACGGATCGAGATGTAAGAGTTTTTTGTAAGTAAAAACGTTTTTAATACCCAGTTCTTCAGATCTAGCGGCAATAGCATAATTTCTGACCGACTGTGTTACATTTTTTCGTTTCGTAAAACTTATATTTTTTTTAATTATTTTTTTTGAATTTTCTTCTATTTTTTCAATCTTATAAATATCAAATTCATCTTTCAGAAATATGTACTTTTCTTTCCAATAATCTCGTTCTTTATAAACACTCACCATGTGCTTATTTATTTTGTACAATTCCGGATACTTTTCCTTTGTTGTTTCCTTCATTTTTTAATAAAAGTAAGGCTTCAATTACTTCAGCAATTTCGTTGTGTTTTAAGCAGAATCCGTTCTTACCAGCTCTACAATAACAGGGTTGGTAGCAACAATTTGGTCTCATTTATTTTTATGTTTTTATGTTTTTATATTTCAACTTAGGACTCCGATTCACTTACAATTTCACCTTCTTCAACTTCAGTTTCAGATTCAGAAAGCATTTCACTTTCTTCATCACTTGAGTATTCGTTTGTACGGTTTACATCGTCTATATTATTAGGAAGAATATCGTAAAGATTATCCCAATTTACATGGCTCTTGATTTCATAATCATCAATAAAGTCGTCCATTGAAATTTTATCATGAACACCCCAATCTTCTTGAAATAACCATCTCCAATACCCAATGTCTTTGTATTCTATTTTAGAAGGAAACAGTTCAACCGAATAATTTTCACCTTCTCTATACTTATTTCTATAAAGACTTTCGATGGTTTCTTCTACGTAAATATCATACATGTGTTCTAAAACACCGACAGGAGATTCACAAACATTTATTTTGGGTTCATAAGAAAACGTTGTAAAATGTGCCTGTCCATAACTTGTTTCAATTTTTTTCTTTGAAACTCCCATGTAAGCGATATAATTTTTATTATTGGAAGGAATAAGATGTTCGGGGTATCCAAATTCTGCGCGTAAACCATAGACATTACAGGTTTTATTGTTCAAATTACTACATAAATCATTAAGGTGAGAAAGTTTTACGAGCGAGGTACAGTTTTTTAAAAGTTCGTGTGTAAGATTGTTAGACATGTTATATCATTAAAAGGTCTATATTTTTTAAGTATGATTAAATTTCCATTTTTGTTTTTGGTAACGTTTGTAAAAGACATTCCCAGTCAACATTTTCTGGTATTTTGTTTTTTGAAAAAAACTTTTCGCCAGATTCGATATCTTCAAAATATCTCTTCATATATTTAGTCCACATACGTCTTTCTGATCTGATAACATAAGGTACAATTATCATTTCTCTGTAATCTACTACTGATCCATCTTTAGGAGATAATTCATCCACAAGCATATTTAAAAAAGGTAATGTAATTTCTTCACACCCCTTATTTTCATGATAAAATTGAATCATTCGAATATCCTCTCTATTGCTGACCTTACTCAAACAAACATAACCGAGATACGTATTATTACCAAGTTCAGTCGGAAAACCTTGTTTGGGTTTAAGAGCAAAAACTTCAACGTCAATAGGTTCGAATAAACCCAAGGCATTAGACATGACTTCGTTCATATCTTTGAGTTGAACAATTTCAGTGTGTGTTTTTAAAAGATTAAAGAATAAAGACATTTTTGTTTTTTTATTTAATTTTTATATTTCGTCGATCTCACTTAGGTCATCGTCGTTCATTAATAACTCTTCAGCTACAATTTGATAAAAAGCCATTTTATATGATAAAAAACCGAATAAAGTTGCACCCATATTAAAATCAAAACCCAAATCATATGAATTCCACATGGATTCTGATAAAGCTAGAAGTGTGGGTATCAGTAATCTTTTATTTATACCTGGTAATCTTTCAATATTATCAACATACGTAGACAGTGAATCTATGTATATACAAGAAGCTATAGTACCCATAGTAGCAGATATACCATCGACTGGTGTATGAAAAATAAAATGGTAAGTCGAAACTGCTACACCGTATTTCAGTGTTGATTTTTTAATCTTCGTCTTAATATGTTCGTACTCAGATATACCCTCTTTTCTTTTAGTTGGACACGATATTCTAAGTGTTTTTTGCGCAGGATTTATTATATTTAACATTAATTAATATACATTACAATTTATTCATTAAGTATCTAATTCATTAAATCAATATCTATGTTTTCGTCATTAAAATATTTATTTTTAAATTTACGTTCTTTATCGAGAAATTCTTCGCATCGAGTAACTGATTCGTATATACGAACTTGAATTTCAGTTAATCTATCTTCGTGTGTAAAATTATCTTGTTTTCTAGACATTTTTCTCCATTTTTCACCGAAAAGATTTATATATTTCAAATTACGCCTTTCGTATTCTAATTCATTTAACATTGTTCTGTATAAAACCAATGAATACGAATCGTATTCTTCACGTTTAAAATCTGTGTAACAAAACTCTTCATATGCCAGTGTTTTCATACGTTGATAAAGTTGGTTCCCCCCATTTTTCTTTCCATTTTCTGGACAAGGTTTCGAGTCTTTCTTTTGAGAATCGTGTATTTCGTAATTGTTTTTCCGGGGCTCCTGGACACACAAGGTTTTCGTATTCATATTTTTGAGATTTTTCCCATATAATCCTTTGGACGTCTTCACAGAGTTCATTTGTCGCTTGACAGAAAGCGATTTTATAGTCGTGTGTGTGTAAGTGGATGTAATCCATTTCATTTGTATATTAAGTTTATTAAATCTTTATTTATATTTAAAAAACTTAGGACTATATTTATCGAATGTTTTGTCATGCTTTAAATATTCTAAAATAATAGTTTCACCGCTATCGTTTTTTGATATAATTTTATTACTCGAAAATTCCGATGATAACATCATATCAGAGTGTATCGTATTAGGATGTAATGATAAATAGGACTCCGTTGATTTTAGTGTTTGTGTATTTGAACCCAATAAGCGAGATATACTAGAGTAAAACGAAAACATGTTATTATTTATGTTTATTTTTTTATATTGTAAATACAAGATGGTTTCACTCCAGGACTTACCCAAAAAAGTACAATACATTATAATAGATTCAAAATATGTAAATGGTTCAAATAATACATTTTCTATAGATCTAACACTTGAATCAAATTTACATTTAGAAGAAATGTCGCAGGTATGTGGACTGAAACCAGTTGATTTTTATATCACGCAGGTTGGTCAAGCTAATCCGAACTCTGATTCACATGTAAGTAGCGTTGCAAAATACGTTGATATTATATGTGAAGATGTACCAAAAAGAGCACAAATACTCGATGAAAGACATGGTCAGGTTTTAGCGAGAGTACCATTAGAAAGACATTTCAATCATGGTTCGCATACTATCATTAGGGATAAACAATGGAAAGGGTTTCAAAGACAAACAAACTTATTTAATCCCATATCTATACAAAAACTAAATTTTGAATTATACGAGTATCAGGAAGACACTGATTACGTTACTTTACAACCTGATGCAGCGTGGTATATGGTTCTTGAAATAACAACTATAGATGTAAAAGAAAAACCTATAAATAGAGAAGTTCAGATTCTCGAGGCTTTGCATAAACTTATCGGTAAGATAGATGAACTCAACATAAATGTCGAAAAACTTCCAGATAAGAATGATATTGAAAAAATGGAAAGAGAAAAAAGAAAGAAAATTCCATTAATGTACCTTTTTATATTTTTAATGTTTATGGGTGGTGGTTATTACTTACTAAATCGCAAGGTTTCACAACCGATGCCTATGCAGATGCAGCCGACTTTTTAGCTGGTGTTTTCTTTGGTGTAGCAGCTTTTTTAGCTGGTGTTTTCTTTGGTGTAGCAGCTTTTTTAGCTGGTGCTGGAGCTGGAGCTGGAGCTGGTGCTGGTGCTGGTGCTGGTGCTGGTGCTGGTGCTGGAGCTGGTGCTGGTGCTGGTGCTGGAGCTGGAGCTGGAGCTGGAGCTGGAGCTGGTGCCTTAATAGCGTCGGCAATTTCTTTAATTATACCATATATTTCAGTTTTGTGAATTTTTGGTCGTTGAAGAGCATGTTCAATTTTTTCTCTGACAGAGTCCATCGCGTAATATATATAAAAGAAATATTATCTTTATACTAAATGTTATTCATAGGTCCAACTCTCCTGAGTGGAATAGGTCAACACTGTAAAAAATACATGGACCTTTTTCCCGTTGATGAATATACTAAATATTTAGAAATACACGATGAAATACCAGAGTCTGAATATGCATTTATATTCGCACTTCCCGTAAAGTATTGGTTAGACAAAATACCAGAAATTAAAAGAAAAGTAAAACATGTAACGTGTATGACGGTATGCGAAACAGAAACAGTGCACGAAGATTACGGTAATCTTTTTGATTTATTTGATAAAATTGCAGTGCCGAGTGAATACTGTAGAAAAATTTTTAAAAGGCAATTTCCAGATAAACATTTTTTTGTAATACACGCACATATACCTTATAAAAGACCGTATACATTTTACCATATAGGTAATGTACATGATCCTCGTAAAAATTTTAATAAAATATTAGAGTGTTTTTTACGATTAAATAAACCAGACTCTAGATTAATTGTTAAAGCTACATGTAAACAACCCGTTAATATAAACTTACCAAACGTAACTGTTATAAACGACCTGGTATCCGACGAAGTTATGGAAGATATACATAGTAAATCAGATTGTTATGTAAGCTTCTCTTCATCAGAAGGTGTTGGTATGGGTGCAGTAGAATCTGCTATAAGAGACAAACCGGTAATAATAACAGATTATGGTGGGGCAAAAGAATATATAAAAACACCTTATACTATTAAATGTGATTTACAAGAAATACCGAGGGATGATTTTTTATACAAAGAAGGTATGCAGTGGGGAAAACCCAATGTAGACCAACTCATGGAATTTATGGTAGATGCTTACAATAAAAAAATAAGATATATGGATCATACGAAAACCCGAATGCTTACGTGTAAAAA